TCAACCCATCTAATCCGGTCTCCCTGGTATAGCTCCTTGGGATTCATCGGCTCACGACTGCAAATCAAATACTCGGCGTCGTGGGCGCCGCTTCCCTCCTAAGCCTACCGATGCCAACCGCTGCGCCTCAATCAACCGCTCTAGCTGGTCCCACATCGTCGCCCGGTTGTACTTCCGCTTCAGCAGCTCCAGCATCGCCAAGCAGTACACCAGCAAATCCAGCGGTTCGTTCCTGGCGCCGCTTGGCTTCACCCACTCCAGCACCTGAAACCCTTTCACGTACCTCGGCTGCAGTCGCTCGCATGTCAGACCCTGCAGGTACTCGTCTGTAGTGGCGTTATCGAAATGCACAAACCCAGGTCCATGCTCTTCAATCTTCAGCCGGCTGTAAACCGTACGCTTGATTGTATGGGTGCCGAGCATGTAAAGCGTGACGCCATTCTTGATAATCTTGCCCCTGAAGTTCACGTCCTGTTTCGTGCCCTTGCCCAGCACCGGGGCGTTGCGCTGGCTTGAGCCTTTGATTGCAACGACACCATCCTTGGCATAGCGGCGGCAATACTCATACGCCTCGCCGGTGTAGTGGCCGCCGGTGTCCACTGCACAATGGACGGCCTTGATAGTCCCGCCGCCTTCTTGTGGCCAGGCGATCTCGCGGATCGTGGTCACCTGCTGCCAGACGTGATCCTGCCCCGGATCACCCTCAATCTTCTGGTGCCAGATCCGCCAAGCCTCATCACCACGACCGTAACCCCAAACACTCACCTCCAACCAAGTATCCTGCACGTCCACAGCCATCAGAACCGCCAGCACACCAGCAGGACACGTCCCGTGGTCGTAACCACCAACGCGAGCCATCAGCCCGTCAGCGTTGATCTTCGCCAGGCTCTCGTCCTCCCACGCTTCGGCCGCTCGCTTGTTGACCCAGCCCTTCAGCAGCAGCGGGTCAGCCTTCGCCCGTAGGAACTCATCGCGGATCTTCTCCCAGCTCAACCAGCCGTAGGGCGCGTACCAACCGGGCAGGTGGAACCCGGCCGTCTCCCCGTCGCCCTTCGCCGTTGGCGTCCAGATCCCGCCGGCCAGCATCGTGGTCTTGTGGTGCTGCTCCACCCGCTCACCGCACGCCGGGCATTGGCAGAACACCTCACCATCGCGCTTATCCCATACCATGTGCGGCCACTCGATCACGGCATGGCCGCCGCAGCACGGCATCAGCATCCCGTAGCGCCGCCGATCGCTGCGCACCTCGAACTCGCTGGTGATCCTGCAGGCGCCGCGGCTGCCGGGGGTGGAGGTCACCAGCGCCTTGCGGTCTGGGAAGTTGGTCTGGCGGGCCTCGGCGTTCTCCAGCGGGTCGCCCTTGTCATCCATCTCCAGCGGCAGGGATGACACCTCATCAGCCCACACGTTCTGCGCCGGCATGCCCTGCGCAGCGCTACCGCTGTTGCCGCCGATGATCGACACCAGCATGTCGCCCTGAAACTCCTTTAGGAACATGGCGTTGGCCGCGTCCCTAGACTTCGTGCTGATCGACTTGGCCGCCACCGCCGGGGAGTCGGTGAACAGCGGCGTGAGGCGCTGGCGGATCTGCCGCTTGGCAAAGCTCTCGGTCGGGAACATCGCCAGGAACGGCGACGGGTCCAGCGCGATGGTGCGGCCCAGCCAGTTGAGGCCCACCTCGGTCTTGCCGGTCTGTGATCCGAACAGCAGCACCACCCGCTTGATGCGCTTCTCGCGGGGGCTGAGCAGATCCATCGGCTCGCGCAGGTAGGGCACGCGGTCGGTGCGCCACTGGCCGGGCTCGGAGCTGCTGCGGCGGGTCAGGATCCGGTTCTGATCCGCCCACTCGCTGACGGTCAGATCCAGCGGCGGCTGTAGCGCCTCGATGAAGGCTTGGCGGTAGATCGTCGCAGCGTCAAGCGGCCTCATGCTGCAGCCCCCTGAGCGCGTTGGTGATCTCGGCCTCCAGCAGATCACGCACCGCCTGAGTGTCCTGCATGCTGGCCACCTTCGCGGCGTTGCGGCCGGGGATAGTCAGCAGCAGGTCGCGGACCTGGCGGCCGAGACGGCTGGCTTCCTGGCGCACCTCATCGGCGCTGATCAGCTCCTTCTTGGTTTTCTGCAGCTCTAGCCGGGTCAGCTCCGCCTCATAGACCGCCTTCGCTCGCTTGGCCTGGGCTAGCGATGGCCCGCCGCCTTCAGGATGCGGCTGGCGGGTGTTAGGCGGCTCCGGCAGCTCGGTGCCGCTGTCGGGCATGTTGCTGGTGTTGCCGGCCCACTGCGCATCGGCTAGGGGCGCGTCGATCTGCCAGCGGCCGTTCACCTTGCGCACGGCAGGCTCGGTGAGGCGGCCGGTGTCGATCGCCTTGAGCACCGCCACGTGGCTGGTGCCACGGAGACCACGCGCCTTGCGGTGCTTAGCGTAGGCCTCTAGGTTCATTTGGAGCGTCCGGGTCGGTTCTGCCCCGCCGCCTCACTGGTGGACCCAGGAGTCGCCTGCTTCGGACGCATGCTCTGTCCACGATACATGGATGCCCCCATCTCGTCGATCTTGCTGAACGGCAGGATTGGCACGGTTAGCCGTTCGCGGGCGGCGGGGTTCAGGAAGTAGATGTATTTCAGCTGAAACCCTATTGCCGGGACCGCTCCTAGTATCCGTGCGTTTTTCTGGTAACTCCAGGCGCTTGATATGTCTGGCCTAGCCCTCAGTTCAGCAAGCATTGACTTCCCGGTCATGCAGAGATTGTTGACCACTCTGCCATCTGGCAAGCGATAAAGACTTTTGTTTTCCTTGATGTCTATCAGATGAAAGCCTGAAGCCCTGTAAATGGTTCCGTCTCCGCATTGGCACGCATCTGAAAAGCTGACAATCCACTCAATCCAGGGGTAGGACCCCTTTATTAATCGAAAGGCGATAGATAGAGAGCGGCTTTCGCTGTTGCGAGGAAGGCGATCAGAGAAAGCCATCCTGTTTAGCTCCATCGCTCCAGTCCATTGCGTACCCTCTACCAGTGGCAGCATTTCACGCTGCTTCATGCTGTTACCGAATGACATTACCCCTTCGGCTTTGCCTTTCCAAAACACGCCTAAATGCAAGCGGCTGTTGTTCACTGGCTTGCCACTGTAGTGATAGCGGCGTACTAAATCTCTGGCTGCGGTTGCCCCGATCGGCGCCACTCGCAGATCCTTAGCTGAGCCCATGGTCGCCACCCCAGCTCAGGAACAGCTCGGCCACTCTCGCCAGTGCGTTGCCGTTGCTGTTCTCGTTGCCCGTCTCAATAAATGGCCCGATCGTCTTGGCCTTTTCGATCGCCTCCTTGATGATCTCGGCCTGATCGTCGTGCAGGGTGAAGGTCATCTGCTGGATAGGCTCGCGGTCGCCTGATGGCAGGTCGGGCATGCCGTCCAGCTCATCCACCTCCGGCGCCAGCAACCCGCTTAGCTCATCTGCTGACCATCCCAGTAGGTCCAGGTTGAACTCAACCGCCTGCAGCTGCTCCATTTCGGCAGCGAGTATGTCCACGTCCCAACCCGCATTCAGCGCCAGCTTGTTGTCCGCCAGGACATAGGCGCGGCGCTGGGTCGGCGTCAGGTGGTCAAGCACCACCACCGGCACCTCCTTCAGGCCTAGGTCCTTGGCCGCGGCTAGTCGGCCATGGCCCGCCAGGATGCCATCATCGCTGGCGACCAGCACCGGGTTGGTGAAGCCGAACTCCTGAATCGATGCGGCGATTTGGGCCACCTGCTCCGGGCTGTGGGTCCGTGCATTTTTTTCATAGGGCACCAACCGCTCGATCGGCCAGCGCTCCAGCTTGTCCGGCATCACCGGCTGCGGGGGCTTTCGGGGCATAGGGTGGGGTGGCTGCTGTAACCAGGTTACAGGGTGCTCGCGCCAGTGGTGGAGCGGGGTTTAGGACGGCTTTCTGTTGGTTTTGTAAGCGGCTTGTAAGGATCTCCCGTTTTTTTCTGTAACCACGCCAAAAATCACCCGCTAGGAAAAAGACGTACTTCGCATACAC